CTTTGCTTACATGATGATCCCATTGTTTGCAAATGAGCCTGGCTTACTGAGAATGATAATCAGAGTCTTTGATCAAGTGTTTGACAAAAGAGCAAAGTTTCCCGAGTCGCTGGTTGATCTGGTTCTCAAAAAGGGAATTAGGACGTCAAACTCTGAGCCCATAGCTGAGTTTCTCAAGTCGTGTCTAGCTCAGATAGATTCTAAGATCTTCGAGAGTGTCATAGCCATGGGAATGTGTCAGGGCATCTTTCATGCTACATCATCAGTCTTCCATGCTGTTAAGTGTAAAGCTCAGATACATGTAATCAATTTGAGGCACTCCAGGGTTAATGTACGCTATTTCACAACCTCAGATGATACAGAAGGCATATACTTTATCCCTAATGATGTTGCGAGGATAAATGTTGTCAAATTCAGTCACTGTGCTGGTCTCAGGGTGGGAAACTTATTCAATATTGTTAGGAGCAACCCCAAGTCTGCCTTTAACTTCAGGATAGCAGAGTTGAATTCTAACTTCTTTAAGAGGGGCACTATGGCAACACCTTCGTTAAAGCAACGCATTGCTAAGATAGATGCGGGAATGGGTGTGAATTATGTCGAGGATTTCTTAAAGGTAACGTCAGACGCTGCTAGTTACTTGGCTTCAGGGGGATCCTACATGGGAACATGCATCATGACAATCCTCAATTACACATTGCATACAGAGCAGTGGTTGAGATGGGGATTCGCAAAGTCTGATATGTACTATCGGCCTGTGGAGATGGGAGGTTTTCCAGTAATAGAACCATTGTCAACTTTGATATCTGGAGGCATGGCAAATATGTACCTAAGATCATCTGATATCATGAATCCAGAAGCGTATTCAAGATTGGTTGTCAACACGTTATTGTGCCCGCCAGAGACAGTGAATCTAGCTGATTTTAGGAGGAAAACAGTGATCTCGGCACCCGACGCAGCCCCCGTAAAGGCTTCAGCAAAGATTGATGATGTAACAGTCTATAAGGGAGCCGGACCGATGGGCATATTCCAATTGGTTAAAACTGATAGAAAGCTTTCCCAATTTGAGAGGAGACACAAAACATCACTCTGGAAGCTTCCTGATTCGTTCACATCATTGACAGCTGGTTCCCCACTAGCTAAGCATTTCATGTTCTACATCTTAAGATCCACCAATATCGGAACATTAGATACAGACTTAGGCGTTAACAGCTTCTATGTTAGAATGGCTGAGCCTTGGGCATCTTTTAACAGAAAGGCATATAGAATATCAGCTCAATCACCATTCGCAAAGTTCTTCGGAGAGGGTGTCGACAGGATTTCACACGCTGAAATGATCGAGAAACATTCATCCATTAGCTTATTGGACGCGGGCTATGAAGTGATGATGGCATTTAGAAGGACAGTGAGACACCCAGAGTATGAGGTTATGGAAGCACAATTGGCTGTGAGATTCAGGGACGCTTTGTCATTAAAGAAGTATTTGGCTGAGCAAGAGGCTGCACTTTTCAAACCTGCTCGAGTTTCA